TTTGAGTCAGGAAAAGTTTGGGCTCCTATGCACGAACATTTTGCTCAAGAGGTCGTGGAGGAATGTGCTTCGTTTCCGTTTGGAGATCACGATGACTATGTCGACTCCATGACTCAAGCACTTATGAGAATAAGACAAGGAGGGTTGATCCGACACCCAGAGGATTATCAGGATGAGCCAACTCCAAAACGTAAGATAGAATATTATGGCTAGTAAAACATTAATAGATACAGCATTAAAACTTTATCAGAGTTTAGGTGGAAATGTTTCCAAGATCCTTGGTACCCGATCAAACGTATCTTTTTTAGGTAAAGGTAAATCATCAGAGCTGATGGTAGACATGGACGTTAACCCTGAAGCATTAGCAATACTACCACAATCAAAAGCAGTAGAAGAATTAACTTCGGCCATGGGTTATTTAACTTCAGGTAAATTAAACGATTTACAAGCAGGTCAATTAATTAAAAACATGCAGAAGATGGACAGTATTTATAATCCACCTGCAGCGCCAGCAAACATCACGGACATGGTAACAGGGACCAGGGGCCTAAACAAAGAAGGTCTAGAGTCTTTAAGAGCTATGGCAGATGATCTGCCACCACCAGGTTCACGTGGAGGTGCAGATGATATAGCAGCACCGGTTGGATCAGCAGAAGAGACAATTAGAAATTTAGCAAAGTCAGAAGGTGTTGATGCAGCAGAAACTATTTTACCAACAGGATCAGGATTAGAGTCGTTAAAGAAAGTACAAAATTTTGACAGAACAATCGGTGATGATTTAGTAAATAAAGTTTATGATATGGCAGGTGTATTACCAAATGCAAAACCTGTAGCAAGAGGTAACGCTAGAGATTTTTTAAATACAATTAAAGATATGGAAGATCCAAGTTTTCCAGGTGGCCCAACACTATCATCAATCATGGAAGCAGATGATTTAAGATTTATGACAGAAGGTGGCGGTGGAGCACTCGGTGATCCATTGTTATTAGTACAAAAATATTTTGGACCAAAAGTTGCATCAGCAGTTTCACAATTAGATGGTAGAGAGCAGATAGAAATATTTGCTAAAAATTTAGTTAGAATAAAAGATGCAAAAGGCAGAACCATAACAGATAGAAACTTTAATCCTAATATGGTTGACCCAGAGGATTTTGAATTTGCAGATGGTGGTCGTGTGCCTATGTTTGTAGGTGGTGCTGCTGCAAGAATTGGTTTTCAAGCTTTACGTAAATATGGAATTGGTGCAAAAGATATAACAAGATTATTTGCAAGTGTAGGTTCTGATAAAAGTTTAGTTGGTAAAGAAAAAACTTTATACATGAAAAAATTAAATCAAGTTTTAAAAAACCCTGATGACTTCCCGGACGCTATCAAAGAAATACAAATTAAATTAGGCATTGACCCTATAGGTTTTAAAGGCGGTGGCCTAGCAGAAATCCTGGAGGTGTAATGGCTGTTAAGCTTACCGACGAACAATTTAAAAAAGAATACATTGCTTTTCAAAAACGAATGAAAAATTTGGGTACTGATATCCAATTTGCAAATTATTTAAATACTAAAAATTATTACATAAGATACCCAAGTAAAGCTGGAAAATTAGACGACAACACTATTTTTAATAGAAGAAAAATTTTAAATATTAAATCACCTACTCAATCAGGAGTACCACCATTAAGACAAAAACGTTTTGAAGACGTAACAAAATTTACAGCTAAAGAAGTTGCAAAAGCGAATGCGGGTGAAAGATATACTCAAATTGAAGATATAAAAAAGAAAGTATTAAAAAAATTTAAATTAACATCTTTTCCAAATTTTAAATCGGATGGATATCCTGTTTTAAAAGAACTCGATAGTTACCCAGAAAAAGTAGATAGAGTTTTAAAAAACATGCTTATGGAGAATAAACCCGTTCCTAAAAACTGGGCTTCAGTTGTAATGGATAGAGCAGGTATAAGAGACACAGGAACTTTTTCAAGAGTCTTAAGATCTGGTTTAGTTCCAACTTACGAAGTCATTAAAGATCAAGGAGCTGATTATATTAGAGTTAATTATGGAAGACAGTTTCCAAAAGCTTTTTACTCATTACCATTTTCAGAACAACTAACTTATGCAATGGAGATGCAAGAAGGAAGACCTGTCTTTACAAATCTTCCTAATAAATACGGTAGCAGACCTGACCACAAAATAATGGCTTTTGCAAAAAGAAGTTGGAACACTACAAAAGGAGAAGGCCCTGTAAAATTTTTTAACAAAAAAACAGGAGAGTTAATTCCATGGAATTTTGGAACTAAACTTCCTTTTGATAAAGTTGCTTTTTCGTATGAAGGAAAACTTCATTCCTATGATGACATAAAAGATATTGGTTATATGAAAAAATATTTTCCAGAAACATACGACACCGTTATTAATTTAAAAAAATTAAAAAACAAATCAGTGGATAATCCTTTCGGTGGTGGAAAGATAAAAGTTCAAGACCTAGCTAAAAAAATTCAAGTTGAAGGATATAACTGGAGCCCTAAAATGGTTGGTGTCATAGATATATTACATGGACCAGAGGGTGTATCTGTAAAACCATTTACAGATCTTTCTTATAATACAAGAGACATTAATCAATTAATGGCTGGTATAGAACAACGAACAAGAGCAGGAATGTTTACTCAAAAACAAGGAGCATCTTTTTTATCACAATTAACAAAAGCGCTTCCTTCTACTGAAGAAGATATTTTAAAAAGACAATTTACTTTAGCTGAAAAATTAAAAAAAGGGACTATGTTTAATTACAAAGATATGGCTGGTAGTGTAAGGGGATTGTTTGAGTCTGTTGATAAACCAACTATACTTCAGATAAGAAAAGCTGTCGGTTGTGATAATGCAGATGGTGGACGTATAGAGTTACAGGCAGGCGGAGATCTTTTAGCATGTCCAGCTAAAAAATTTCAAAACGACCCTGTTGGATTTACAAATAAGGTAAATCAAATACAACAACCTACATCAGGAATAGCTAAGTTTACAAACGCAGCATTAGGATTTTTAAAATCACCAGGAGTAAAAAGATTTACATTAGCTGGTGCAGCAGGAACAGTTGGAGCAGCAATTGTAAAAGAATTTAGAAACGATGACCCGTCTACTTATCTATCAAATGAAGATCAACAAAAAAATATGCTGGTTGCAATGGCAACAGATCCTATAGCTGACGACTTTGAAAGACCAGATATATTAGACTTTCAACTGCCAGCGGCAGGTGCACTTGTTGCAGGATCTACAGTTGCTGCAGCACCATCAACAATTGCAGCTAGTAAAACAAGAGCACTTGGTATTGAAAAGAAAAGACCAGGTTTAGTAAAAACAGGTTTTAGAACTTTAGGACGTGGTCTAGGAGTTGCTGCATCTCCAGGACTGTTGGCACCATTGGCTGCTATGGATATCACTAGTCAGGTAGCAGAGGGTGACTCACCATTGGATATTGCAACAGATCCAACGAATTATTTATACCCAGCGTTTTCTGGACAAACAACTAAATTAACAAGAGGGATAAATCCAACACTTAGAAAAATAGGTAGCCTTGGTCTAGGTAGAGTTGGATTAAAAGCTTTATCAAGAGCAGGTATAGTTGGACTTGCTGCATCTCTTGGTATACAGGGCTATAACTTATTGGACGATTAATGGTTAAATTAATACCAGGGGGTGGCCCACCACCAAAGAAAGGACCTAACTCACAAGGGTTGAATGTTCCTTTTAAACAGACTATAGTAGTCAAGAACTCGGAGAAAAAGAATGTCAACAATAGACAAGGCTCTACCAAACGTCGTAGAGAACACAGTAAAAACGCCTAGCGACGAAGAAGTTGCAATAGCAGAAGAACAAGTAGCAGAGTCACAAGGTGGTGAAGGCGTAGATGTACAAGAAAATGAAGATGGGTCTGTAGATATTAACTTTGAACCAAACAAAGTTAACCAACCAAATACAGAATCACATTTTGATAATTTAGCAGATTTGTTACCTGAAGATGTTTTGGGAACATTAGGCTCAGAACTTTTTGACAATTACATGAATTACAAATCTTCTCGTAAAGAGTGGGAAGATGGATACATAAAAGGTTTAGATCTTTTAGGATTTAAATATGAAGATAGGTCACAACCATTTCAAGGTGCATCAGGTGTAACACACCCGGTGTTAGGAGAGGCAGTTACACAGTTTCAAGCACAAGCTTACAAAGAATTACTACCAGCAAAAGGACCAGTCCACACTCAAATTATGGGTGTGATTGATAGAGTAAAAGAAGACCAAGCAGCTAGAGTAAAAAATTTCATGAACTATCAGCTCATGAACAAGATGAAAGAGTATGAACCCGAGTTCGATCAGATGCTTTTTTATCTCCCTCTTAGCGGCTCTGCTTTCAAGAAAGTCTACTATGACGAATTACTTGACAGAGCCGTTTCTAAATTTGTTCCGTCAGATGATTTGATAGTTCCGTATACAGCAACATCACTAGAAGATGCAGAGGCTGTCATACATAGATTAAAAATGTCAGAAAACGATTTAAGAAAAAAACAAGTATCAGGTTTTTACAGAGACATAGAAATACAACCTGGATATACACAAGACACAGAAGTTGAGAAAAAAGAATTAGAAGTAGAAGGCGTTAGAAAATCAAAAGAAGAAAATGATTTTACAATTTTAGAATATCATATTGATTTAGATCTAGAAGGTTTTGAAGATTTAGATCCAGAGACTGGAGAAAAAACAGGAATTAAATTACCATACATTGTAACTTTAGATCAAGGTAGCAAAGAAGTTTTATCTATTAGAAGAAACTATAAGATGGGCGATGTTCTTAGAAAAAAAATAGACTACTTTGTACACTTTAAATTTTTACCTGGTTTAGGTTTTTATGGCTTTGGTTTAATACATATGATTGGCGGTTTATCTAAAACTGCAACGGCAACGTTAAGATCTTTAATAGATGCAGGAAGTTTTTCAAATATGCCTGCAGGATTTAAACAAAGAGGTATTAGACTTAGAGACGAAGCTGAAACAATTAAACCTGGAGAATTTAGAGATGTAGATGCACCTGGTGGTAATATTAGAGATGCGTTTATGCCTTTACCATTTAAAGAACCATCAGCTACACTATTACAATTGATG